AGCTGAAACCCATGTTTTATGAAACCAATTACCAGTACCATAAGGTGTAGATAATACAATAGCACCACCACCTGTTGCTAGGGTTTGTTGTGCTGATGCCCAAATCTCTCCAATTTGTTCAATAAAAGCAGCCTCATCGACAATTAGTAAAGATACTGCTTCTGAACGACCTGCATCACTTGATGCGGAAGTTGCTTTAATTTGAGAACCGTTATTTAATCTTAAGGTTAATTTATTATGTTCATCTGCTGGTATTTTAAGCCATGAAGGTAAGTTATCAAACATGAATTTAACTTTCGTTACCATGTTTTTAGCTGTTTCTTGCTTAGTTGCAATACACAACACGTTTTTATCCTTTTGGAATAACATTAACCACAAAGAATAACCTGCGGCTAATGTTGATATACCTAACTGTCTTGATTTTAATACAATTGAGTAAGGATTATCTCTAAATAAGCGTAATGTTTTTTCTTGGAAAGGGTATAGATTAAATATGACTCGTCCACGTTGTGGATGTTGGATATGACAATACTTTTTCATAAAGTGTGCTGGATCACTAGCACATTTAATGTATTCTTGTCTAATTATTTCTCTTAAATCTTGACTCATAACAACACTAAAATAAAAACAACAGCATTTAAACCTGTAACCATCCAAGCAATTAAGGTTCTTGCTTTTTGTTTTTTAATCTGTTCGTCTTTTATTTTGATTTCACTATCTTTATTTTTTATAAATTGAGTAAATTCAATTTCATTTTTTTTATATAAAGAAATTGTAGTATCTTGTTTAACAATAACAGAGTCTTGATTTGTTACTATATTTGTTAAAATAACAACAGAATCACGAGTGATTTCAATTTGTTCTTTTAAAAAATCACGTTCAGTTTTTACAAGTAAAGCCTTTTTTAAGGATTTACAGGGAACACAACATAAACTATCATTCGAAAGCGATTGTGAACTCGCTGATAAGGGAAGTATTACTAAGAGAATTAATGCGATTAGATTCTTCATTATATTTATCTTTATTTTTTTTAGCTTTATGTTTTAAATCAGCTAATTCTTTTTTATTTTCTTCAATTTTTGTTTTAAAAGTATTAATTTCAGAAAATAAAGAATTGATTAAAACTTTATTAGATTCTACATTAGCTTGTAAGGAATCATTCTGTTGATGAAGACTTTTAAGTTGATTTTTATAATCAATATCTTTTGCAAAACGTATGTTATTAATGATTATCAAAGTAAGAATAATCACTATAATATAACTTAGAATTTGATTAATATATTTCATTAAATTTCTTCTTCGTCGTCCATTGAAGGATTAATCATAGCTTCGATTTCTTTTTTAATCTTAGTTAAATTCCTCAATTGGTCAACATATTTTTGTTTTTCACTACTTTCAGCTGATTTATATTTGTTTACTACTGATTTCATTTGTTTAACTACTTCACCATATTTGGATTGTAATTTAGCAATTGAAGAATTAGCGGCAATATCTTTTGCTGTTGGTTCTGCATCAAAATCATCCTCATTTTCAGGGAGCATATCTACAGGAACAGGTTGTTTTTGTGCTATTTTCTGTGTGATTTGCTGTAATCTAGTTTTAGCAGCATTTAAAGAATCTAAAGCTGCTTTTTTAGATGTTGGTTCGGTTGTTGATGATACTTTTTTATTTAAATCTTGAACTGATTTATTCGCTGCTACTTGTGCTGATTTTTGGGCTGCTATATCTTGTGGAGATAATTCACTAATAACAGTTTCACGAATGTATGATTTTAATTCTGATTTTTTCATTTTATATTTTGATAATAAATATTATAAAGAAAGGGCAGATTTCACCTGTGCAATACGTTCTTCTGTATTGCCTTTAATTCTAATTAAATTTTTAATTCTGTGTTTATTAGAGTCTAATTGATATTTAATAATAAAATTAATTGTTTCCCTATATTTTAAATCCGTTTCACGAACTCCATTATCTTCCATTTCCACACCTTCAGGAGAAACATAAAATAAATAATCGTACTCATGTAGCATCGTTCTAGCAAATTCACAAAATTTTTCAGCATCATAGTAATTCATTGATTGTGATGCTTTAGCAAAGGCCATTACATCAATTATAGTTCTATCTGTAATAATATTTTCATGCATTAATTCACTTGCTCGTTCAGCTAAAAATACAGCTTGACCTTTAGAAGTTGAATCCGTGTTAAGTGGAATACCAAGTTCCATTAAATACTTTGAACGCTCTGTTCTAAAAGTATAGTCTTTAAATTCAGGTAATTCTTTTAACGCATTTACAAGCGTTGTTTTACCTACTGACATTGTTCCACAAAATCCTATTTTCATATTAAAATCTATTTGTTTGACCTTTCATACCTGGATTTTTATACCAAGGTAATCCTTCACGATTACGTCTTGCTTCTTTCCATTCATCTTCTGTTTTTTGTATTCCATGAAGATAATATTCACGTTTGCGCTGGAGACCTTCAGGTATCAATGCTGGTCCATCCCAATTGTGTAATTTACCATTCCAAACATAAGCAATAGTTCCATCTGCTTTTGTTAATTTCTTAGTTACTTCTATTTTTCCTGCCATAATATTAAAATAAGTCTCCTGTTCCTTGATCGTAAAGATACACATGCTCTTTCCATTCTCCAAGCACAGATTCAGCAACATAAATTGCTTGTGCTCCTGATACTGTAATGCCTCTTGCACTTAAAGCATCTCCTACAAAGTGTACATTTGGATAGTCAGCTAATGCTAAATTTTTATAATCTACTTTTACCTCAGGTGAAAGATATTTTACTTCAGGAATATAAATACCCCAATCATCTTCTAATGTTGGGAATACTTTTCTCATATCATCAATAAAATCAACAATATATTCAAAAAATCCATCAAACGCCTCCATTACTCCTAACAGTTGTAACCAACTAATTGGAGTTGCACTTACACCATTTCCTTCGGATGTAGTTGATGGTTGACGAGATGGACTATAATATAAACCAGTACCATCTAATTGTAATTTATTTACAACATCACGTGACCATTTAAATGGATCTTTAATACCTTTGATTTCCATCAAGATACCAAAGTTAGTCATATTATTTCTATATGCTTCATCTTTTTTAGCATGACCATTGTAACTATGATCTCCATATGTTTCCTCTACAGCAACATAAGCCGCATTATTGTTTGTACAGAATGAACGTAATGATACTCCTTTATCATCAAATTTTCTATATAACTTAAAGTCATATGAAATATCGATTAGTTTTTGGAAGTGTTCTTGTGGTGCCTCAAATCTAACTCCAATTTGTACTGATTTAGGTTCATCTGGGAGTTCATATTTATTAGCTAATTGTTGAGCAAAATCAATGCCTGATTTGCCTACTGCAAATATAAGTTCATCATATTTGTCTCCAAATTCACCGCATATAATCATTTGATTATCAAAATCAATACTAGTTACTTTAGTTTCCCATACAAATTCAACACCTTTAGATACTAAATAGTCGTACCAATTTTTAGCAATTTCAGATAAATAATCTGTACCAACGTGCCATACTGGGAATAAACGTAAACCAAAATATGGTTTAATAAATTCAGGTTCTTCATGTGGGTCAGAACATTGTACTTCTTCAGGTTTAGGATGGAAACGTTTGAAATTAGTAATCACTTGATCCATTAACTCCATTGCTTTATCCTCACCTGTATACTTTGATAATTGTCCTCCAATTGCTGTGTGGTAAGTTAATTTACCATCACTCCAACCCCCAGCACCTAAAAATCCTGTCATTACCTCTTCAGGTAAACGCTTGTATGGATCTTTACCCATATCAATTATAGTAATAAGTTCTCCAGGATAACCATTATCTACAAGTTTCGTAGCTGCATTTACGCCTGCAACTCCAGCACCTACAATTACAATTTTCTTCATATTTTTTAAATCATTAACTATGGAATATACATAAAAAAAGTGACGTCTCCAAATCTGGTGACGCCACAGCTGTCATTTTTTAATAAGATCGACGGGCTATGAATCCATCTATAAAAATATTATGCTACTAATTTTTCAATAAATGCTTTAATTTCTCCTCCTTTAACAGCACTTAAAGCTGTTTCTAATGTAGCTAAAGTTAAATTTTTAGATTGAATTGCTTTAATAGCAGTTGCTCCTGATGCAATTAAGAATGTTGCTACAATTACGTGAAAAATTCCACTTGCTACTTTTTTAGCTTTAACTTCATCTTTAATGAATTTTTTAACAATAGCTTCAATTGGAGCCATATATAAATGATGTAATTCATCTGCAATATGACCTAATTTAGCCATCCATTGGTTATAAGCAGCTTCATCATTAGGTTTTTTACCTAATATTTTATTAACCATATTACCAGCTGCTTTACCTAATTTAGCTACTAACCCCATTACTGCGGGAAGTGCAATTGCAATACTAGCAATAGTTAAAAGACCTTCATTTGTTGGTTGTTCTTTTTCTGTTGCTTTTGTTAATTCAGTGTCTAAACCTTTTATAACGGCAGACATTTCGTCTTTTACATCATCAACTACTGATTGTTCTTTATCATCTAGATTAATATCAACTTCTTGTAGATTTTTTTCTAACTGTCCTTCAGCTAAAAATTTTCTTAAATCAAATGCATCTGCTTGTTTCACGATTTGTATATTTTTAATTTTAGTATTCCTGTTCCTTTAATTACACGATGCCATTCATGTTTTGGTATAAATATGGGTGAATTTATAGAAGTTGGAAGTTCATTTTCAAGTTGTAATTTCCAATCTGTTTCTCCAATTATTTCAACCGTTCTATTTTCATCATCCCTATGCCACATAAGTTCTATCGGATCTATATTTTCAGTAAATTCACGAATAATATATTGATCTGTAACTTCTATGTCTTTATAGGGTTTACTCATCATAATTGAATTTAGTAGCATTAGCTGCATTCCATCTGTCTTGGTTTTCACAAATCCATGTTTTAGTAGAAAATCTAAAATATGGGGTTTTTAAATCTGTTGAAGATGTTTGTGATTGATGTTTCCAAAGGATTCTATTATTTGGCTGAGCAGCAAACTGACCATTGTCTAGTTTAATTATATTAAATGATTTATGTTCGTTTGGAGTTTCGGCCCATGAAACATCTAATTCATTTGGATCTGAGGAACATGAATCAATAGTAAATAAGTAATAACCAGGGGCTTTACTTTGATCCTTCATTACTAATTCACACCTAGCATTTCTTAATCTTTGTTTTTTAATAACAGTTATATTATATGAAAAACAATCCCAAAGTTGTAACCAATCTAAAGGATATAATTCATTTTCATTTATATCTGTTTTCCAAACGTAAGCATGTAAGGGTAATTTATCATATAAAGCACCATAATCATGAAGAAGTGATTCAAAGTATAATGCTTGATTAGGAATGGATTTTGTTGTTATCCAATGAGCCGATTCAAATTCTCCTTTTCCAAGAAATTCTTTATTTTCATCTAACTCAAAGTCGTATAAAAATTCTTTTTTAATAAAAACCTCTACTGGAGGGATATTTGCTACTAAATAACTCATTTATTTTCTATAAGTAATTCACCTAATACCTCTAAACGTCCAACTTCTGTTTGAAATTGGCTTTGAGTCATACCTAGGGAAATACTTTTTAAAGTTTCTTCAAATTCCTTTTTAGCAGCATCTTTATCTAATTTACCAGCTGCTGCTTTTTTATAATAGGGTAATTTAACTTTATAGTGTTTATAAGTTAATAATGATAGTCCACCTGCTTTTAAGGTAGTATTAGCAATTTTTTCAGCACCTTTTAATCTAGTGCCAGCAAAATCCTCAATTGATTGTTTTGCTTCTTTTAATATATCTAATAATTTTATCATATTACCAAGCTTTACAAGACCAATAATTTGCTTTCCATTTTGGTCCTGGGTTATCACAATTGTGTCTTGCTCTATAGGCAGCACGTCTTTTAGGGTTTTTAACCTTAATTACCATTCGCTTACCTTTAGCTGATTTTCCACCAAATCCAAAGTTAACTTTTACAACTTTACCTTTAGCGTTTTTAACATATACTTTAAATTTTTTACTATCACCTTGTGATGGTTTATTTAATTGAACTTTACGTCCTTGGTATTCTGCTTCATTTAATTCCTCATATTTTGGTGGAATCCTGTGTTTTGTTAATGTAGCATTTTTACCTGTTTTGTATATTAAATCCATATTATACTTAGAAGCAAGTTGAGATAATTGTTTGATTTCTTGAGGATCTAATTTATAATCTAATTCAATATCTAGATCACCACTATAATTAGAAATAGTAACATCATCTATCCAACTAAGACTTGGCATTAAAGCTTCAACTTCTTTTTTAATTTTGTCTAATTCAGCAATGTTATCTTCTGTTAATATACCTTCTTCAAGCATAGGCATATCTAGAGGAACTAATTGTCCTTCAAATATTCCATATTCACCTAAATCTGTTTCAGTAATTTTTTCTTTATCAATACCTTCAACGTTTAAGGCACCACGAGAATACAAGTATCTTGCTTCAACCCATAAATCTAAATATTCTTTAGAACCATATGGTAATGTTGTGTCATATAGTGGCTTTTTAGTGTCTATATGGTATTTCATATTCTCAGTCATCAAAACACGCGACTGCAAATTTTCATTAAGTATAGGCGCCTTTCCGCATTTATCTCCACATCCACAACCACAATCATGTTTGCGAGATTCTAAGACTTCTTTAATGAGTTTTTTTAAATCCATGGTTATAAATATTATGACATGATGTCATTATAAGACAATTCAATTTTATTACCTGTGACTTTATCATCACTATAAATTTTATTTTTTGGTTGAACCGTTGCTCTTAAACCACCTGTAGATGATCTGGTTGAATCGTGTCTAATATTAAGTACAGGTTCAAGATCAAACGCTTCAACATCTGCTATATTTTCAATAATTTTAGTAACTTCTACATATAATGTATCACCTTCTAATCTAAAATCATTTGATGAAAAACTTCTATAAACTACAATAACTTTATCCGAACCAAAAATAATTGATTCTTCTTCTTTAGAAGGTAGATCAGTAACAATTATTCCTGATACTTTGGTTTTTGTTGTTTCATTATACATTGTATTAATACCTTCTTTTTTATTACCTAATTTATCAACAAAAGGTTGAAATACTAATTCGGGTGCAAAACTACCACTTGCTATTTTATTCGATAAAGTTAATACTAAACTTTTATATCTTGTATCTGAACTTTCCCAGAATCCAGCATTATCTTTTTTAATTGAGATTGGATAATCTTTATCTGCTTTAACTATAATATCTGCTTTTTTACCTCCGGCTACATCATAACCTACAGTAACTGCTTCTTTAACATTATTAATTGTTAAATCTTTATTAGGAGCATCAAATATTACATTCTTAGCACCTTCAGCAATATATTTGTTAATTTCATTTACTACAACATCTTCATTTTCAGTACCTGCTGATGCTCTACCTTGAGCTCCTGAGGGTTTTAATAAGAATGTTGCTCCTTTATATTTAAGTCCACCAATAGAAGAACCGGATAAATTAGCATCATATACAAATCCAGGGATTTTAGTAATCTTTTCGACGTAATTATATCTTTCTGATCTTGGGACTAGTAATTTATATCTAACTGATGATTGTTGTACAAAATCTTCATCTGTTAAATTTAATTCTTTTTTAAGGACATCAATTGCTTCTTCAGCATCACCCTCTTTAATTAATTCAAAATTTTCACCAACCATTTTACTTAATAATGATTCTAATAAAAGAATATCCTTAACATTATTCATGTCAGGGTATCCTTTATCAAATTTATATGAATATTTTTTAAAAAACTTATCGAATACGTTCATATTACGTTGTTGTTGTTTCTTCTTCTTCTTCAGCAGGTGCTTCAGCTGTTTCTTCAGCTGGGGCTTCACCTTCTGCTGGTGATGGGACTCCGTATGCTAATAATCTTGAAATAGATTCTGCTGCCATTTCCTCTTCGCTTAAGTTTAATAAGTAATATTTTTTACCTTCAACTTGAGCAATCCAACTTCTCTCGGTATAAATTAACAAAAAGTTTTCGTTATTGCCAAGTACAATTCTAAAAGTTGTTGGACGAGGAGCGACCCACTCTATAGCAGTCATAAAGATTTCGTATTGATCTGTTAGCAAATCAATAATTACGTCTTTTAGTTTGGGAAATTTTGTTAATACAGGGAATTTATCAGCATCAAGAGTAATTTCTTCTCCATTATCTAAATCAATAGATTTAGCTTTGTACGTTTGTTGTACAAGGGATTTAATTTTATCTCTTAATTCGCTTTTTTTCATGTTGTTATTTAATTAGTAACGTTCTTTTTGTACCAATTTCTTAATTTTTCTTCACTACTTTTAGATAAAACACTAGTTTCATCTGTAAGTGAATCAGTCATTTTTCTTATGAAGTCATTTTCAGAATTGGAAATGTCAAGGATATCTTTTAAGGTATCATATATATCAACACCTTTTATTTTTTGTGGTTTTCCTTCATATTCCCCGTCAAGTTCTTCTGGGTAGTTTCGTCCAATATCTTCTTTTAATTTTTTAGCTATTTTTTCTGATAAATAAGGTTTAATAATTTTTTCAGCAGCATTGATATTATTATTGTTCATAGCTTTTCTAGCTTGTTTGATGTTATTTTGAGATTCATCATCTTGGTATTTAAAATTTCTAAGAGCTTTAGTAATCTTAGCTGCTAAATTATCAAGACGCATATCATCCATACCACCATATTCACTTGAACTCATATCATTTCTTCCTGAAAACATATCTTCCATCATTGGGGGTTCAGGTTCACCCATATGAGGTGCTTCACCTGTTAAAGCATCTACAGCAGCATCAATAGCTGGTTCTTTTAATTCAAAATCAAGATAATGTTTTGATTTAACCATTTTTTCTTTTGAATCAGTAATCATAGCTTGCCACCAAGCAGGGAAATCAATTTCTTGTCCTGTTTCTTCTAATTCTTCAATCATAGCATATAATTCCATAGCATATTTTCCAATACGATATAAATCACCTTTAATCATATGTGGTTCGTTATCTTCGTGACCTAAGTCAATATCTTCATTCATTTCACTATCTTTAGATTCTTCTTGATTGTCTAAATATACTTGTTTAAATGACTTAGCATCAAAAACTTCTTCATCATATAATGTAACTGTATCATCATCAAGATTAATACGAACAGATCCATCTTGAAATCCTAAATCTAGAACAAGAGTACTATAATTTTTTCCAACTGCTGTTCCACCACGAATACCTTTACCTGCTTTTTCAGCCCAACCTGCTACTTTATTAACTAAAGAGGTAGCGCCTTTTCTTTTAGCAAATTCTTTAATGTTTGAAGGAACATAAGCTTCTTCTAATTCTTCTTCTTTCATAAGGGAGGACATTCTATCTTGGTAAAGTTTTTGTTGAAGCTTAAGTAATCTTTCTTTATCTTCTTGACGCTTTTTTAAATCGGATAGTCTTTTTAACTGTTGATCCATATATTGCTTCTTTGATCTTTCGGCATCAGTCATTTCTCTATATCCTGATTCATCAATATTGCCTTTTGCTTTTTTAATAGCAGCATCACGTTTAGCTAAGTAATCTTTAGAATCGATATCTCCGTCTCCGTCAACATCTTCTTTTTTACCTTCACCCATATCAAATTGTTTATAATCTGAATAGGATTGTTGTAAATGATCAATTGCTTCTTCTCTAGTCATCTCAAAAGTATCCATTACTTTTTGAATTTCTTCTTCGGAAAATTCTTTTCCTTCTTGCATTAAAGCTTTTCTAACTAGTTCTTTGAGTCTGTTTTTGTTTTCTGATTCTGCCATTTTTTTAGCTATGTTTGTTGCCCGTCCATACATGACTGCTTCAGCATCTTTGCCGTAGCGTTTAACAAGAGCGGACTTATTTTTTTTCAAGTCCTTAATTACTTTCTCTCTTGCTTCTAATTCAGCTTTTGAAAGCTTCTTTTCTTCTATTTTACTTCTTGTCTTCATCAATTGACGCTTTTCTGTATTCGGTAACCAATTTCTTGATTTCACCTAATGCTTTGCGAGCGCGACCATGAGCAGCTTTTGATTTTCCAGCATGTTCTGCTTTAAATGATTCGTAAAGTGCTTCAATTTTTTCTAAAATTTCTGTTGTGTTCATAATTTTTATTATTTATAGATTATTTATTTAATTCGTTGCCACATTGGGAAAACAACTTCTTTGATTTTCATGGATGAGTCTTTATCATCTTTCATGTCTTTTTCTAATGCATTAATATGAGCAGCATCATCTGATTCTGCATCATTATAATATTCTTTTTTGCCTTCTTCCATTTTATATTTTCCAGCAGCATCTTCAGCTTCATGGGATTGATGAAATATTTCTTTTTTCTTTTCAAATGGTAATTCTTCCCACCAATCTAACACATATTGAAGATTACTTAATGTTGTTTCATCTGCTTCAGCTACAGCACCTTTATCAACTACGTGTGAGCGAGTAAAGAATGTAATTGTATTACCAATTTGATCTGTTAATTTAGCATCTCCTAATGTTTGAGCAGCTGCTTGAGCTTGTGTTAAAGCATCTTGTACTGCTTTTACGTTAGGATCAACTGTAGCTGTAGTTGTAACATCTGTTGTTTCAATATCATCTTCAGGAGTATCAACTGATACTTCAGTATCGTCTACTGCTACTTCTTCTTCATCTGCTTCAGCTAAAATACGATCAACTTCAGCTAAGAAATCAACTTCTGATTCTGGGGCATCTTCCATATTGTTAGATTCCATTTCTGCTAAAACCATCTCTTTGATTTTATCTTTAAATTCTGATTTTTTCATTTTTGTTTTTGGTTTTTCGGCTTCATCCATCATTAGAGTATTACCGTATACTGGGTTTCCTGGGAGTGCCATATTTACAATGTCTCCGTTTGTTAAAATAACGTAGCTACCACCTTCATATTCTTGTCCATCAACATCTAAATCAAATGAAGGACCTTCAACTGAACCGGCTGTTACAGTAAAATTGTATCCTTCTTTATTAGACATATATTTAGCAAATCTTTCAGCAATACCTGCTGTTTCTTGAGTGGTCATATCTTTAGCTACATCCATCATAGCTTCTTTTACTTCAGACTTATTAGAACCTTCTTTTAGTTTAGGAAATTCAGATGATAAATCCATTAATAAATCCATAAGCATTTCTCTAAGAGAACTATCATCCATCCAACCTCTATAGTCTGTGTAATATTTTTTAACATCACCTACAGTTTTAAGGTTCATGATATTTTCTTTTTCTTCCTCAGCAAAATCTTCACCACTTATATCAGATTCAAAATCATAAACATATTGTTGAAGAGGAGTTAAACCTTCTTCTAATTTAGATTTATCTAATTTTTTATTTTCTTCCATAGTTACATTATATGGTTCATCCTTACTATCTGAGGCCTCAACATAAAAAGAGGAAGCAGGGAACATATCAGCTAATTTATCAGCTTTATTTTGAGCCTCTTCTTTAGTGTTATAAACACCTTGATGTCCTATATCACCGTAACCACCATCTTCTAATACGTGGAAATACATTTTTCCTTCATTTAATTCTTCTTCATCATCTTCTAAATCATCTTCTCTATCTCCCATGATATAATCATCATCATCATCATCTTCTTCAGGAGTATACCATGATTGATTAGGATCATTTGGAGATTCTTCAGTAAAATCATAAGATCTAGGTAAAGTTGCACTAACTGTTAGAGCCGGAAATAATATTTTACCAGCAGATACAGCAGCATCATCAAAAGCTAATCTAATTCCTTCACTTCTATCACCTGAACCTCCATTCATCTGGTCTAGTAATTCGTAGTAATCTTTACCACCAAATTCACCATATCCTTCATATCTTTTTTCTAACCATTTATTACCCTTATTATCATGCATATAAACAAAAGGAAGAGTATTTTCATCTTCTGATCCAATTTGTTGATTTGTATCTTGAGTAAACCATGAAAATTGACCTTCAGTTAATGATGAATAGAAAGTTGCTTTATTTTCTAATATAGCTTTTTTTAAATCGAATTTTGCCATTTTATTGAGTATATGTTATAAATATGTTATTTTTTATTATATGTACCTTTTTTGTATTTTGCTTTATCAGTATTAGAAACAAATTGTTTTCCTTTACGAGAAGCAGATGCTTTTTTACGTGAAGTTTTAGCACGTTCAGCTTTAGATAATGATTGAGCTTTTTTACGAGGTAAACATCTAGTTGTAGCTCCACCTTTTTTCATCGTTCCACAAGGACCAGTAATATTACCTTGAGTATCAATACGCACCCAGTCTTCTTTTTTAAACCAATCGCGTAATGATTCAGATACTAATTCTTGTAAACGATTATTATCCATTATTTTTTCTTTTTTTTACCTGACATTTGTCCTTTACATACTTTAACAGCACGTCCTGATAAATAAGCTGATGATTTTTCACCTGCTGCCATTCTGCGTTTTCTATATGCTTTACCAGCAGGACAAAGTTCCTCGTTAATTTGGTCTAATGCTTTAGCAATTCTTTCTTCTAGTGGTTTGTATCCTGAACCATAAGGTGATGATTTACCATCATGATTTGGAGCTACATTTTCTTTTATTTCTTCAGCAGAACCTATAATTTCATTATAATCATCCATTTGTAATATACCTCTTTCCTTACCTAATGAGATTGCTTTTTCAGTAACATCATGTAAATCCATGTCTTGAGAAGCATCTTCTCTTGAATATTCTAACATACGAAGGAATAAAGGAATATCCATTGTAATGGTATCTACTTTATCTTCCTCTTTAGCTTCATTTATTGGACTTTCGAAGTGCGCGTTATTAAAGAAATCAAAAATCCACTCAGCCATTTCTATTGTAAATTTATCTTCACCAATCATATCAATTAATTGGTTAACTTTAGCTACTGCTTTAGGATAGTTTTTTAATTTAGCATTAATAAAGTCTTTGCCTGAAAGTATTCCTGACATGAATTTTGCTTCATTCATATCATAATCATCTAACTGTTTTTTAACTTTAGCTAATCTGTCTTCCAATTTATTTAATTGTCTACCATAGTAATTAGCTTTAGATTCATCGCCTTCATCTTCCATCTCCATACGTAATTGGTTAATTTCGTCTTCAATTTCTACTTTTTTAGCTCTTAAATCTAAAGCTTTATCAAAACTATTAGCTTCATTCATTGATGATTTTACAGCACTACCTAAATTAAATAAGTCAATAATATCCTCAAATTCTTCTAATCGTTTATTTTTTTCTCTTATTTGAGATAATTTTTCCCAATTTTCTTTACCTTTATCTTGTTGATATATACGAGTTAATTCATATTCTTGGTCATACAAAGCATCTAAATCTTCATTGTATGGTTTATAAATAACTTTAAATGGTTTAAATTTGTTACCTGACATTTCGTATTTAATGCCTAAAGCATCTAATTGCTTTTTAGCCATGTCAACAGCTGTTTCTTTTTTTTCTTTTACAACTCCTCTAACATTTTTTAATTTATCATAAGTTGCAGATAAATCAGGATTAGCAGCAATATTTCTTTTAGAAATAGCTCCACCAATTGCTGCTTTAATTTTATCAATTATAAAATCAGGAGTGCCATCAATATGAGGAGCAAGGAAATTATCAATTGCTTTTTGCATAGATGATACATCTCCTTTATATTGGTCTGCTAATTTAATAATTTCATTTTTATTAGCATTAAGAAAGGCAATTGCATCCATTGGAGTTTCAATTGCTTCATTTACTGGTTTAGAAAAGAATTCTTTAATTTTCTGAAGGTCTTTCATTTGTTTTTTTTGTTTTTTTAGGAGCAGGAATTTCTGCTATAATTTCTAAAGTAGGTTCTTCACTTATTATTACCTCAATTTCCGGTTCAGTTTCGTTAACTAGGGTTGGTTGAGGTATGTTAAATTGAGGATTTACAGTATCTCTAATGATTGTTTGATTACCTTTTGGTGAGTAGAATGTTCTACTATTTTCTAAAGGGCCTAATCCAAATTTCATTTTTTAGTTTTTAAATAATTTGTTAAAAGGGAACCAATCGCTCCTACTTTCTGTCTTATAAATATCCATTCTTCTTTGGATAATTTATGTTCTTGTTCATTAAACGCAATTCCCATAACACCAATAAAATGATCATCTAAATCATCTAGTGCTAACATATAAAATGATTTTGTGTTATATTCTTTAGAAAATAAATGTAAATCATAAGTTTCATCATTTTCATAACTTGTTATACCTAATTCTCCATCTTTATATAATTTAGATAATGATTTAGGAAATAAAGAAACAGGAATTTGTTGGTATATATGTTGAATAGCTAATGTGTTAGGGGATAATTTCTCATAAAAAATAGAGAATTTTTGAATTGATTTACCTGTTGGATAAAAATGTCCTCCATTATGAAATTGTCCAATCCAAATCCTATCACAATCTAATTCATCCATCATTATATCTAATTGATGATCAACTAACTCATTTAAGTCAATTGCTTCCTTAACGGATGATACTGGGGGGGTTGAATCTAATTTATTTTTAAACCAGGTCATTAATAAAGGTCCTATTACAGCAGTAATAAGAGCTACGATAATGGTTGAAAACATTACTAACGTTGTCATTCTTTCTTTTGTTTTTGTAAATAATCCATTGCTTCTTCTTTATACTTTAACAGTTGGGATTTTCCATTACCATCCCATTTTTCAATATCACCTGCTTCAGTAATAAATTCTTGTTTTTGGTTGATTAATTCATCAAACCAAATTTCAAAATCCTTAATAGTACCATCTAAATGTTGGTTGATAGTATCTTTTTCAAACTCCTCTAATTTACCGTCTTTACGTAACTTATGTTCAAAATCAATTTGACAATTAAAGCAATGTCCATACATTACGAACCATTTTTTATCTAAATGTGGTTTTGTTGCTTTAGAACAAGAAGGGCAAAACAAAGGTAAAACAATACCTTCTTTTGCCTTATCTAATTTTGTGATGTTTTGTTTAACACCATTTTTAATAGTCCATGTGCGTCCGTCTTCTTCCCATACGTCTCCTTCACCATGAAATTCTTTTGCTTTTGTATAACCAGTTCCCATAGTAGTTTTTTCTCCATACTTGCCTTGGACAAGGTTACGGAGACGATTAACATCACTATGTTTAAACTCTTTCTTTAAAACTGAATTATTTTCCATTTTATTTTAACATGTTTTTAATTTCTGTTTTGATAATTTCTTTTAATTCAGATTTTTTAATTTTATTTTCACTTACAGCAGACATTGGTTTTTCAAGTTTAATTATTGCTTTCATTTTGTATTTTAAAGCAATATCTTTAACTTTCTTAGATACTGTGTCAGCACCTTCACCATTTACGTCTATTACAAGTGTATCCTTTTTAATAGGAGATACAATGATTTTATATTTTACCCCTGGATAATTGGTTTTAAATATTTTGTTTGAAAAGAATCCTTCCAAATCATTTTTGGTGTCTTCTACTCGTTCTCCGCTAATTACTATTCTTCTAAATGCCATATTTGCTTAATTTATCTATTGTTGTTGATGTTGAGGTATGAAGAATTCCAATACCACCAGCTGTGTTCCAGTCATTGATATTTGAGATTCTATCGTCTATAAGTATTGCGTCTTTTTTAGCATAATTCTTTTTTGCTTCTGCTGCTGCTAAAATTAATGGAGTTCCAGGAATATTATTTTTAACCCAAATACGTTTACCCCAACGAGACTGAGGGTCTCTTGAAGGAGCTGATAGTAGTGTTGGGCTGTATTGTTTAATGTGATTCCATAATTCTTTACCATCAGGCATCCATTGTAAGTTTGCCCAATAATCTTTTTCACTCATTTTTTTATCTTGAAGACTTTGTTTAAAAGTACCCCAAAATTCACTTTTACCTTGCACATCAACATGATGTGTTTCTTTTCCAGTTAAATTTTTATAACCGAGGTCAAAATCTACTAAAACACCATCCATATCACAATAAATTTTATATTGTGATTGAGGGGATTCCTTTGATTCCTCTTTAAGTTGTTTATACAAATCTGTTAATTTATACATTTTTAATATTATCTTCCCAATTTCTTAACATCATATTACCCTTTTCATATGCTTCTTTTTCAATTTCAGGTAATGCTCCGTCTTCGTTGGTATTAGTTGTGTTAATATTATTTAATCTATCTTCTAAATTTTGTTCATGATGTACCATTTCATGGGAAAATGAACGTAATATATCTTTTGGATGTCTATCTTTAGTATATAAAGTAATAGATTTATCGTTTGGATTATAATAAGCAGTTTTACCTAAAAGATTAGATGCATTTTCTTCATCATTTGAAATTATTTTCACCTTGGGTAAAGGTTGAATATTCATTCCGTTGTCTATCATGAACTTGGATAAAGATACGAAAGATTCTTGGGGATTCCAAGTTTCTATTAAAGCTTCTTTTAGAAATTGTCTTGCTAATTCGTTTAAACCAAATGGGTCTGATACTTCTTTCATTTTACGTAAACGTTCTGTCTTCTTTTTAGACATTTCTTTACGTTTTTCAATATAATCTAAAGCACGTTTTAGTCTTGATCTTACTTCAGGATCTTTTGATTTACCATAGGCCGATCTTACTCGTTGATGGATTAAATTAATTACTTGAGATTGACGAGAGTGTGATTTAGCTTTAAATTGTTTTTTATTTAAAGTATCAACTATATCTTCTTTAGTTTTAAATTTAATACTAACTGTATCTTTAGGGTCTTCATCTGTGTATAATCTACGACCCGATCCTTCAGGTTTTTTACCGGTTCCTTTTTTAGGATCTTTCTTTTTAGGACGACCTTCTTCTAATCCACCAGGTGTATTTAATTTTTCACCTGTTTTAACATCTGTATCATAGCCACAAGTTCCTTCTTCTAGATCGGGATTATTATCGTGTCCACATTTATGGCAGATATATAAATCATCTCCACCATCTGCTATAGGCCATTCCCAACCACAATTATCACAAATTACATCTGTATCTGTTACTAATTCATTAACTGAATTAGGTAATATAGCTGCTACTATTTCCCCATCTTGTTTAAATTTAACACCAGGAAATGCTTTAGAAATAAATGCTCTATATAAATTATCTCTTTGAGTACCAAAATCTTCCTCATCTGATTTTTTAGAAGGTGAATATAAAATAGCTTGGGATTTAGATTTTTTAATATATGTTTTAATTATATCAGCAATTGTAGACATTACCTTATACATTTCACCTTTATTAACTACTATTTTAGCAGATGAACCTTCATCACCTTTTAGTTTGGCTGAAAATTCAATTCCTAAAGCTCGTAAATTATTTAAATCATCATCAACATAATTAGTTGATTTTAAATCTACATCGTATTGAGTTTCGCTATCTGTTACAAAACGAGTATAAACAAAATAACTTTCTCTATCTACTTCTTTCCATTTATATGGTTTAAGATTTGCCTCACCTACTTCATTTAGAGTTTCTATGTCTGTAGGGTGTGATTTGTTTTTTGAATAAAATTCTATCATCCATGGTAATTGTTTCCATGAATTTACTCCATTAGGAGTTTCAGCATCAAAATATTTACCTTCATATTCAACCCAAACATGTCCTAATGTATTATTTCTAGGATCTTCTGTGCTCATTATTTTAGAGCCGGGTAAATATTTACTTAAATTTTTAGCAAAAATATCACAGAAACCATTGTTACATTCTTTACCACCAAATGTATCCCAATTTTTATATGTTAGTTCTAATGCTTCTTCTTCGGTTTTAGATAATGCTTTTTGATAGGAGTTATTTACTTCAGCTAAACTTGATAAAGGCATAACCTCATGAGAATCAGGAAGTATATTAAATCCAAATTTTTTCCCTAATACTAATAATAAAGGAGTTATTGGAATTGGTAATGGAATACCTTGTATAGCTACAAGTGGTAATACTTTTAATAAATCCTTACCTTGAGCTTTCATGAATATTTTCTCATCATCTGTAATAGAATCACCATGAAGCATTTTATTAAGAAGTTGAATTAATTTTGATGTTTCTTTTCCTTCTCTTTTAGCACCATCTATTATATCTTGAGTAAGTTTTCCACCTTTAGACCAAATTGATTTTAATGTGCTTTTTAAATCTTTAAATACTCCTTCGGTTACAACAGGAGATACAATATCCCATACTTGTTCCTTTTCAGGAATATCTGGGATTAGGTGATAGAATTGTTCTTGGTTATTATCTCTAACGGCTTTACGAGCGGCTGTTCCACTAACACCACCTGCTGTTTGAATAACACGTAATTGTAAATTTGGATATTTTTCTATTGTTCTAGTTCTAGAAGCAATATCAGTAAAATCCTCAGGATTATTTTCACGAGCACCTATAATCCAAAGTACTGTTTCCTCAGGATGTTCTTTAGCATAACGTAAAATATCACCAACAGGTGCTTTTACGGGTTCTACTATAGTTTTAATTGGAAGATATTTTTTATATAACTCCCAAATTTGAATAGATTCACCTTGAGTAATACCATCACGCTCACCGCCCCCCACATAAATGATAATATCATCAATTTCAGGATTTTGTTCAGCTGCTTTTTCAATAACATTAAAATGGCCTTTGGTTGGTGGTTTGAATCCACCACCATAAATAGCGGTTATTTTTTTATTATCCGCTTCCAAAATATCTTCTAATAAGATTTTGGTAAGTGGGTTCATTATTGTTTTAACTTTTGGATTTTTTCTTTAGCTGCGGCTTTCTTATCTTCAATGTCTTTTTTAGCACCACGGAAAGCTTCCATAGCATCTTCCATTTCTTTAAGCTGCATTTCATATTCTTTAATAGCTTCAGTAGCACTTCTACGAGCATCTGATTTTTGTTTAAAGATACCTAACAGTTTTTTAGATTCTAATCCTTGTGAAGCAAAATCTAATACGCTTGTTTCCATTACTAAATCTTCAATTTTATCGTTTTTAGATGTTGGTTTTTTAGCTATAAAGAATTTACCAATTTCATCAATAGTTGATGTTTCAACTTCCATGACAGGAGTCATTTCTTTAACTGGTTTTTCGTTTTTTTCTACTTCGTTTAGTAAGTCTAATAATTTCATTTGTTTATAAAGTTAGTGGTTTTTGATTTTGCTTGTTCTAAAGTATCAAACTCGGGTTGAGTTGACATTAATTGTTTTATATCTGAATAAATTTGTTTTGCTTCTTGTTCGGACTTTAGTTTTTCTTCAGGAGTTTTTTCTTTTCCTACTTGTCCTAAGGGTTCGATGTATGTTTTATAAATATAGTTCTCATCAAAACTCTTATTAGCATCTTCATGATTTAAATCTACTATTGTAAAATTATCACTAAATGCTTGTTTATATGTGTCTATATTTTTATTTACGTCGCGCCAAGATCGAATCACAATACTCGGCAACAATGATCTGTCTCGCTGTTTATTACGCTCTAGTGACGTTATAGGCGATACATAAGTCATTATCATCATCGTGTTATAACCTAAATTTTCTAATTCTGCTTTTTTCTTAAGTAATGTTTTAGAAGAACCTCCTACACTATCAATAGCAAGATTTTTTAAATTTTGGGTTGCCTCTTGATATTTACTATCTGTTGTTTTTCTAGCTTGACCCATTAATTCACCTGCTTTTTTTAATTCATCAGGGGACATTTGAGCTAACTTCATTCCAATACCTGAGGATTTAAGTAATTCCTCGTAGGTGTCATCAACATTAATGATATCAAAGTTAGATGGAATCAATTTTTGTAAGATGAACGATTTTCCAGAGCCAGCAGGACCTGCCATGAATATAGCTTTTGGTTTCCCTTGTACTTCTTTTAAAAGAGACATCAGTCCAATCATGGATTAAGTTTGTTATAAATATGATAAAACATTTAATGTTACTATTCTTTCTCAAATTCCATGTAATCAACGTGATATTCAGGAATATATTCTACTCTTCCAGCACAATTATTATATTTAGGAACTTTAGGATTTGGGAGAATTTCAAAATAACATCTTCCCTTAATTTCGTCTCGATATAAAAATTTACCTAGAAAAGTTGGAAATAGATTACTTCTTAAAGTTTTACCTACTGATTTTTTCCAATTGTGAGATTGGCGATAACGTGGGGTGATTTTATTTCTACCCCCTACTTGTTCAATTACTTGTGGAAGATCTATTTTTTTCATAACCTTTATTTAGCGTAAATATACGAAGGGGCTTTCGCCCCTCCACATTTTTAATATGACGTTTTTAATCTTCTTTTTTTACTTGAGTTTTAAACTCAGTAAATACAGGTGATTCGTTTGGATTTTCTAAATCAAATAAACGTTTTACTGTTTTAAAGATTTCAATATTTTCTTCTTGTGTGCGAGATGGTAAAACCATTTCCCATCCTTTACCTTGCATTTTATCTTTTGCACCTTTACGTTTAGAAGATTTTAACCATAAAATACCAGTTTTATCAGGTACTATACCAAAACATTCTGCATAACAATGGGCATAAACTGCTGCTTGTAATTCATGTGTAGTTTGAATATGGTTTGATGTTTTATGATCAATAATCCATAAATCATTACCAATTTTACAAACTAAATCTGTTGTACCTGCTACTTTAAGTGTATCTGAATATAGGTGGATCTCTTGATCGATTAATTCAGGTTTATGAGTTTCCCAAAAATCAACAAAACGTAAAAACATTTGCCAGATTGTTGGGTCATATTGAGGATTACCGAATTGATTTAAAAAGTTCATTTCTTTCCCTTCTAAATACTCTTCAATCATTTCATGTACTTTGGTTCCATCTTCTGCTGCTTTTCTAACAATATAATCAGCGGATCGACCCATGTTTTTTAACCATTCTTCAAAATGTTTACCTTTTGGATAAGAACCCAAAACGTGAGTAATTGAAGGATAATATTCACCATTTCGTCTGTAGTATCTAGAATCTGGAAGAGTGATTTGTTTGTGATCTTCTGAGATTTCTAGAATCCTGTTGTTAACATGTTTAATGTTTCTTTTTTTCATAGGAAAAGTTTTTTCTCAAGTAACCCTGAAAATGTTAAGGGATAGGTTTCTTGAATTAAGTTTGTAAAGTTAGCGAACCCCATTTCGCTTGGATCTTTGTCTTTCATATCTACTAGATATACTTCTTTACCTTCATTCATTAGTCGTTCACAGAAATTTAATGCCTGTTTTTGGGCATCACGGTCAAGAGCAATGTAAATCTTTTCAACGGAAGACATTACGATCTTTTTCATTAAGTTTGATTGTATATTTTTGCCTAAAAGCGGGATAACGTTTCGTTTGATGGCTATTGCATCAAATGGTCCTTCGCACAATATAAGCGGTAATTCCCAGTTTATAAACAACTCAAATGGGATGATATCGCGTGATACTGATGGGTTTCTATATTTAACATTTGGTTCTTTTTCAAATGAACGTCCTGTGAAATAATTTAGAGTACCTCTAGCATCATAAGAAGGAATAATAATCATGTTAGTATATCTTCCTTTCTCACAATATCCAATTCCGTACTTTAAAATATCATCCTCAGTAATACCTCTTGATTTAAGATAGGCAGCAGCATGTCTTGCTGTAATATCTGAGGGATGAATGTTGTTTAGGAGTTTAAATTCTTTAGGCAATTCAAGTTTATGTTCAACTTGTATTTGTGTATTGGGTCCTGTGTATTTAACAATAGCATTTAACTCCCCCATTATTTCGGGAGAGGTTTCTACTGCTTTAAATAATTGATAAAGTTTTTTACCTTTTTTATCACAAACCCAACAATGCCAAGGATTTTCACCTTTTGGATTTTCAGTAAAATTAATTTCTAATTTTGGTTTATGGTGTTTACACAACGGGCAATGGTAAGCATAATTACCACGAGCTGTTGATTTACCAGTACCAAGCACAGAATTAGTCAGTGCAATTAGAGATTGATTTAACATATAGTCAATGTACTAATCCTCTTTTGATAAACCAAAGTCACGTGTAAAGAATTTTCCAAGGATATTATCATTGAAATATTCTAACGGATGCTCTAATACACCATATTTGAATAAGTACTTGCACTCGTAATATGTTAATAATTTTTTATTGTTTACTACTTGAATAATTTGACGTTCAAATTCATCTACTCTACCATCTTTAATAATTTCTAAAATAGGTTTAGCAGAACCAAAATATGTTTTCCAATCGCTTTCTTTTTGAATTACTTGAGTTGTAGGTCTGCGTCCTCTACCGGTTTGCTCGGCCAATTCTTTTTTGGTTAATTTGCGTTTTATATTGTGGTATAGCGATTTTTTCCCAATATACGATACCCCACATGGAATGTGAGTAGTAATGTATATAAAACCAAAAGCATCTTGAGGTAATTCCTCTATTGATGTAATCTCATTATTATTATATAACCAATTTTTCATAAATTTTTTAATTAATTTTTAAATATATATACCTGTCCAAACAATCTCAGCATTATCATTTGGAACTCCTTGTTCAATTACTATTTGCCCTGATGAGGAAATATTGACAACTAAGGATGGGGTTGGGGATAATAATGTAGGAGTCCCAAAATATGAAACACTAATCCAAGCAGTTCGACCTATTAATTTATTTATTAAAGGAGTATATATACTACTTGTAAAGACTCCATTAGTTAAACTTGCACCCCCAGCAATAAATTGGAAATTTCCTACTGAAACACTAGATGTAGTAGTAGAACTAATATAACGTTGGGAAGTAATTAATGAGGAACTAGCAGCATAAGATGAACTTAAAGCATAAGACGAGGATAATACAAAGGATGCTGTTTGAGCAGTTGTTACAAATGAAGCCGTTGCGGCTGTACCTAGTAAGGATCCAGTTAAAGATCCGGAAGCTCTTAAAGCTAAACTTGCTGTTTGAGCTGTTGTTACAAATGAAGCAGTTGCTGATGTAGCAGCAAAACTTGAACTTACTGCATTTAATACATAAGATGCCGTTTGAGCTGTTGTTACAAAGGATGCTGTTTGAGCCGTTGTTACAAAGGATGCTGTGGTTGCAGAACCAGTTATACTTCCACTAATTGAAACATTATATCCTCCACCTGCTGTTAATGCATTGTATAATTGAAGTAAATCGTTTGGTTGAACCGTATTACCATTTGTAATATTTGATGAATTTAAAGTTGCCATGATTATCTATCTATGTTTATAAGTATTGTAGTATCTGTTGTAATTGAAATTGGGAGGGGTTGTGATAATTTTCCTACAGCTAATAAATTTTGATATTCATCGTATAAACCAACTGTAGTAATATAAGGAGTAAAATAAGAACCCGTTACATTATTATTTAAATATTGTCCTGGGGTAAAAAATGTACCTATTGAACTGGTAATTGATGTACTTCCGGATGTTGATGTTGGGTTTAGTGTAAAATTATATTCATTATCTCTAAGTGTACATTTATATTGTGTTTCATAAATTGTAAGAGAAGAGGAAAAGGAACAGGTTACATTAGAAGAAGTAACAAAATTATTAACATTTATTTGAGCACTTCCAGTTCCATAAGTTGCGGTTCCATAAACACCAAATCCATATCCGTTTGGGTTTGCCGCACTATTAGCTGTAATAACAGCTATACCGTGGTAATAAAATATTTGTCCACAAATTTCACCTGAGGATGAAAAAATTAAATTACCTTGAGTATCATCATATATTGAACCACTTGGACAAATCCAAGTAAATGAACCCGGAGTTACATAATTACCATACAAACGAGAGGGTATTGACATTACCCCAACAATACTTCCTGATCCTGTTGGAAAGTATTTTTCAAATGTTAAAGTTGTTTGATTGTAATTAAAATACCTCCCATCAGAGGGAGTAGTACCTACATAAACATTTCCTTCAACATTATTGCCCGGAACTAAACTAGCAGTATTAGCAGGACTACCATAACTAGAACTCAAATAATTTGAGTAATATAATTCTTGAACCGAACTATAAATTAATCTTTGGTATTGAGTACCATTTGTACCTGTAGTGGGATCAGTATTTGGATTAAATAAGGTTCCTGAAAGATTGGTTCCAAGGTATCTATTAATACTAACCTCAGAACCTGTTAATTCATTTCCTTTAAAATAAAATCCCTTACTGACCTCAAAAGGTTCAATAATAATATCAGAATTAAGAAATTGCTTGTAGGCACCCATTCATTTTAAAAATCTAGCTTAACACGAACTAATGCTTCTTTTGTAAAATCTTTTGGTAAAGGTCTTGAAAGTTTTGCTACGGCTAATAATTGGTTTGTATCATTATATAATCCAATTGTTGTAATGTATGTTTGTGGATTATTAATAAAGCCAGAATATAGAACTTCTCCGGTTGAACCTGAAATAAATGATGGGTTTTCTGAATAATTAAATTCTGAGCTTCTAGGTCTTACAAAGATAAAATCAGAGGTAATAGATTCTTGAGCATTTAAGAAAAAATCAGCCGATGAACCTAAGTTTGCTAAGGATGAACTTAAAGAATTAAATAAAGAAGTATTTGGACTTACGTTTGGAGCCGCGGATGATGTTGCTGAACCACTAAATGTAAATGCAATACCACCACTAACCGCAGGAGCTCCTAATGCTAATGGGTTTAACAAAATAGTTCCAATATCTGGTAATAACCAACCATAAGATCCTGAATTTGCTGAATAACCATCAGATGTGTTTTTTGATGTAATAGTTGCTCTATTACCTGTTGAACCTGTAATTAATTGAAATACCCTACCTGCTTCACAAAATTGAACTGAGGATACATAATTACTATTATCTGTTAAAGTAATTGATCCCCCTGATGCTGAAAGGGTTAATGATAAAGAACCTAAGAATAATGAATCTTTATATCTTGCTCTTTCCATCGGTAAAGCAAAGAATTGGGAGGATGTAATAGCACCAAAAGTAAAATTAGTATTTTCATCTCCAATTACTAAATCCTGCCATTGACCAAAAATAGTACTTGTGGGTGAATAACCATTAACGGAGGTATTATATGCTAAACTACCACTACCATTAGAATTACCATAAGCAATAGCAAATTGAACGGATTCTGTTGTTGCGGTACTAAAAACATTTGTATAATAATTACCTGAGGATCCATTTACTTGAACAGATGAAGTAAATACAGATGTTAAGGATGGTTGAAAATTTGACCATAATGTAGATGAAATAGCATCTGTGCTTATTACAAAATCGTCGGCTTCTAATCTTTTAAATGACATAGTTTATATTATTGAACTTGTGTTACTGTTACTGGGATAGTTAAACGAGCACCTGAATCTCTACCTTCTACTGTTAATGTAGCTTGTAATGAAGTATTGGTACCAAATAAAGTATTAATTGTTGTTCCTTTAATGTTAATTGTTGTACCAACAACTGTTTTAGATACTGATGTACCTAATGTAGTGGTTGTGTTTAAGGCTTGTACTTGTGGTGTATTAATACCAACACCTTCAAATGTTGAAAATAATCTAACATCAGAAATTGTTGCTGTATAACCACTTGTTTCATAAGTATTACCACCAAAATAATTTAGCGTTTGAGGAGTAATTGCTAATGAAGCACCTTGTTTAATTACAATTGCACTATATCCTAAATCAAGGATTGGCATTTTAGCTGTTCCACGAGGTAAAGTTACAAGTTTGTATTTCATGGTTTGCGTTGTTTGAGGAAATGCCTCTAATAAAGGCATATTATCAATCGCTTGTCCATAATAGGCAGAACCTGAGGGGTGGTTTGGATTATACAATGTATAATCGATTTCATCGTCTGCTAAGGCAAATTGAGTAATTCTAAATGAACCATCATTTTGAGCTAATAATTGACGACCAGTATCTGTTAAAATTGCATCAACTGTTACTACGGTATTATTTAAATATCCCATTTTTTATTATTATTTTGTTATAAATATATTAAATTAGTCCTTTTTCGGTTAAATTAGCAATTATTGAATCAAACTTATCTAAAAGTGTTTGAGAAGCATATTCTGGGATTAAAAATCCTGATCCTCCTCCTACAGCATCAGTTTTAAGAGCATCAATTAACACAAAATTTGGATTAGGAACATATCTTCTTATTAAGAATGAGTTTACATTTGTTCCATTAATAATAGGTTTATTTAAAGCTAAATATAAAGTATTATCTACGTTTTGTGAAGGAGCATTGATTCCTATAATTTGATAAACCTGGTTTTCATCGGCTGAAAATCTCATTTGGTCTCCAATTTGTAAATCAAAAGTTTGGTATGGTGAATCGTACCCCGAACCTGATACTGTGGTTTGGGTAGATATACCATACATATCTACAGTAAATTGTGAACCAGTTAATATATTTTTAGAACTTGAACCTGTTACCCAATAACTTGATGTTATTAATGATGAAAAAGGAGGGTTTTGAGCTATGAAAAAAGTTGCTGCGGTAATTGTAAAAGTAGGAGTACTTGGACCATTAATACTATAGTAAATTCTTGCTTTATAATAAGTATCTTGAATAGGGGTTATTGGAGGAGCTACTAATGTGATATTATTAGAACTTGGACTTGAAATTTGATAAAGTTGGGCATAATAAGAAGTAAAATTAATTCCATCTGTTGAGGAGTCAACATATAAAATTACAGCAGCATTTTGATTTAATGATTCTGTGTAATCAAATTGAATATTTAATTTTGGAACAATTTGAGAACTAGGATCGGATGTTTGAATTTTGATAAAATCTCCTGATAATGAAGAAGTTGTTGCTGTTGATCCTGAGACTGCAGCTACTAAATTTAAAGTAAATAGAGTATTTGCACTTACAGCTCCAGTTTGAATCGCTGTAGTATTTGAATAATTATAATTTGATATAGTTGAACTAAAAGACATTGTTGCTAAAAATCCTGTGTTACTTCCGGTTTGAGAAAATATTACAGCTTGACCTAAAGCTCCTGATTTTATAACAGGTTTAATTCCTTGTAATGGAGATACATTACCTGAGGATGTTTGAAATGTTACATTTGCATTTTGGGTTTCATTAAAAGTTCTAATTAAATTATAATAATAAGATCCTGTTAAATTTGGAGTTAATACAGTACCATCATCACCAATTAAATATTTAATGTGAAAGCCAGCTTTATTTATTATTTCATAATTAGTTCCACCAACCCCATCAAAATAAGCAAAATATGTTTGATCAATTTCTACTGAGGGTTTTGTATTTCCTGATCCTACATTAAAATTAGGTGATGTATTTCTACTACCATTATATCTTGGATTAGCACTTCTTGCTGTGGTATAATTTGATTCAGGAACTGTAGATGGGGTAGCACTTCCTAAACCTCTAGATGCACTAATAATTACAGCTGCATTTTGGGCTACTATTGAACTTTGATTAAAATCAACATCAAAAAAATTAGGATTAGGTCTACTTAAAGGAACATCATTTTGTATTACAAGACAATCTGGTTCAATATATGATTCATATAACGTTATATTAGTGACATTAGCATTATTAACACTTGTAGCACTAGCAAAATATAATGGATAAACTGGGTTGTTAATTTGATATTGATATACACTAATTGATTGTCCTGGGGCTGGTTGTCCTGGATTGGCGCCATTCTGCCCATCATAAAATGTTCTTCCTGAGTTATCGTATAATTTAACACTAGCCGATGCTAATGAACCAACATCATTATAGGAAGTAAAAGAAATATAATAGGTTTTATCTATATCAACATCACGTTGTAATGAATTTCTAAGAGAATATGTAATACTAGGACTTAAAAAAGATGATCCGCTTATTGAAGCTGTTGTATAAATTTCAACTATTTCTACATTACAATCACTTAAACTACCAGTTTCAACTATAATTGTAGATCCACTTAAAGCCCCATTATAAAATTCAATTTGGGAATTATTAGTAAATGTTACGGGACCTAATAAAGATGGGGTTGAACCAGTCCAACTTTGAGTAATATTAACTACGCCATTTCCTGTATATTGAGATGAAGTTAATCCAAATAAATTAGGCATTGTACCTCCTGTACTACCTGTAATTTCATATATTTGGATTGGTGAACCAGTAATTAACATATCCTCAGTTTGATAAGGAGTTGTTAAAGTATTAACAAGTAATAAAGATGCTGTTACATTATTAGTAAAGAAATCACCTACTGAATCCGGAACAAAACACAATAAACTTCCTGAGGGGATTGTGGCATTATATGAACCACTAAAAGCAACATTAGACCCAGTAATTATATTTTGCTGAAATAAAGTATTAATACCATTTGATGAAGTTATATAAATATCAAATAAAGTTGGATTATCTCCATCAACATTTAAAATACTACCTGTTACATATAAATTATAAACTCCTGAGGATGTTATAGAGTAACAAAGTCCTCCAGAAACATCATCGTTTCCTTGGAATAGAATAAATGAAGATGTAGTATTACTACCAACCATTGCTAAAGAGGAAGTAATGTCAGGTTGTGGAACAGGATATTTATTTCTTTCTAAAATATGTTGTTTGATTATAACACCTGTTGTTACTGAACTTCTAACAGGTACATAATCTTTAATCATTTTAAATAAAGCATTATCATAATAACTGATAATTCTTACATAATCCCAAAGATTATAACTGTCTGTATATTTTAAAAAATATTCATAACTTAAAGCATCTAAAGCAGGATATGTTTCTGCTGAGGAGGATACTAATCTTGGATCACCTATATAATCACCAATGTTAATATATCCTATTTGAGCATTAATATCTTCATTAATTTCATTTTGTGGGGAAAATGCAACCTCAACATAATTAATATCTTCTACATAGGAAGAACTATTATAACTATCTTGATCAATTATAATAAATGGAGATAATACTTGATTAGTAGGTAAATTAACTTCATTTGATCCACTATAAGGTAAAATAGTAGATATATTTTTTATTTTTTTAGAAACTGCTGTTTTAATTCCTGCAGGAATTTGATCTTGAAGGATAAATTCTCTATTTACAGGGAAACTTCCACTAACAATAGTAAAATTACTATTTGATGTAAAGGATTGAGTTATATAAGAACCAGTTACTTTGGGGTGAATTGATTTAGAAGCAGTATATAAATCATTTCCTAAAGCTCCCCTAAATATTAATTGATCATAAGCACCATCTGTACCTACTCCTTCAATTGAATATGGGTTCATTGTATAATCATAAAATGTTCCTGAAGGGATTATAGAATTATAATATCTTACTTCTTGGTAGGAACCACTAAATTTGTTATATGTTTTTGAACCTATAGTTAATGTAGATCCTGAAAGAGGAAAAAATGATGATGTAGAATTTACCCATGAGGATGTAGTTGCGCTTGCTGTTGCTGAACCTGTGTATCCTATAATAAACCCATCAGTTCCATTGTATATGTTATCCGCAGTAAATAAAGTAAAATTGCTTCCACTTCTATTTACCATTACTGACCACCAATCACCATTAAAAAATGGTAAATATATACTTGCTGAAACTGTAGGATCAGTAGAATAATTAGGTATAAATTTTAAAGTAGCGTATTCATTATAAGTATCAGGGATTGAACCCGAATATGAACCACTTGTATATCCTGAACCTGTGTATTCTAAGACAATTGATGTATTTCCTGTGTTATCTAATGTCCATAAACTTTGTGAAGGATATGTAACAGCAGAATTTAAATTTGGAGCTTTAAATCTAAATTGAAGAGTATTTGGAGTTGGAGTATTCCATGCTGTATTAACTTGCCAAGGAACTATTACTTTAGAATTACTACCTGTAAGAGTAAATTTATAATTAAATTTATCCTGCCAATAATCCCAATCATTATTTTCTGTTTTATTTTTACCTCCAAATTCATTAATTTGAAGAATAGTATCAGGAATACCAAAAATATTAATTAATGTACGTAAACCAGCAACTGTACCTTTTTTCTTTAAAAGATATGGTAAGTTGTGGTAAATTTTCTTATATGATAATTTTACAAAATCATTAATTGTGGGAATATCTTCTGTGTTTGGGACTGAAGCTGTTACATAATTTGTAATTAAAGCACTTCCAGTTGAAGGATAAATACTACCGCTTGCTGAAAGCCCAATTAATGAACTATATATGTTTTCTAAAGTATAAGTACTATCATATATTTTAGTACCTAATGATTCTAATACAGTTGCTACTAAATCTTTAGAAACACCTTCATATAAATTTGAATTAGCATCTAATTTAGTAGTGATAGCTTTTGTGTATAACCATATTTCATCAAAGAATTGACCAATTAAGTTAACAAATAACATATAATTGGTATTATCCGAATTATCTCTTAAATAAGCAGGCACTACATAATCTAAATTGTTTTGATTATTTAAATCATATGTAGAGGCTGTTGCTGATTGAGAAGCATACCAATTAGATGCTGATGTGCTTGTTGGGGGGTATAAAGCATAGGGAGCTGTAGTATTAGATTTAGGCCAAGCATATGCCCCAGATGTATAATATAAAAAGTTTTCATATCCATCAAAACTGGTTATTATAGTTTGTATTTCTTTTTCTATTAACAATTTACTAGATGAAACCGCAAATGACGATGAGTTTGAACCAGTAATACTATATACAGAATTTAATTGAGCTTGAGAAGAAGAAATATTTATTACTTTTTCTTTAAAATTATATAATCTTTGATAAGCTGATGAGAAAAATATAAAATCTTCATAATCAGTATAATCTACTGATAATTGAGGGGATGATGAAGAAATTTGATTAATTAATTGAAAATACGATCCTGATAAAGTAGTAGTAACAATATCTTCGTAATTTTTAAATTGAGTTAAAGGACCTGTTTCATCTTTTAATGGGATATTATAATTAGGTCCATTTAATTTTATTGTAGAATCTTGAAAAATATTTTCTTGAACAAATTCAATTTGATAAGCAACTGATTCTGCTTTTTTAGTTACAATATAAAGCTCTGTTTTTAACCCAATATCAATTGGTAGAGGTTCATATAATTTAATTAATAATGAAATTGTATTATTTTGAGAATCATATTCTAATAAAGAATTAATTCCTATTACATAGATATTATTTCCAAAATCTAAATAAAATTCATCAAAATAATTATTAGTTTCTACATTTTGTCTAAATGTATTATATAATTGATAGTTAGAACTACTTATAAAAGTAGCAACTGTTGGGTCTGGGGTGAATAATGGATTTGTATTAGAACTTAATCTAACTTCAGTTCTTGATGGGGAAATTTCACTAATAAATAAATTTTGATTCTCAGTACCTAATTGGGGAGAAACAAAATTATAAATAGTTTTAACAATCCCCGTGTCATAACCCGCAGTAACAATATCTGTTTCTGGGGAAATGGACATATTAATAATATTTCCTTCTGTATCAATTGATACTGGTTTGTATAATCTTAAATCATAATTTGAAGATAAAAGAGTATTATTATAATCATAAACAAAATATTCAATCCTATCATTTACTGGGTTAAATGAAGAGGTAATAGTTGTATTTGGAATAACAGCAACATCATTCGGACTGATAGTCTGAAGTGTTAATGTATTCGGGTTTATGTTAATTATATTAACCATTTAAATTTTGTAAAGTTGTTAAAACACTAGAAACTGATTGGACTGCTGTTTGAGTTAATTGTTGTTGGAGATCTAAATTTTCTTGTCTAAGAGCAGTGATTTCAGCAATCAAAGCATCTACAACTTCATTTCCACCAGCTTCAGATCCTATATATTCTTGACTCGTTAAAACAAGATACTGATGAGAATTTGTATCTCCAAACTTAGGTATTTGGTAAAATAAAGCTTGATAATAACTAAAAAATTCTGTAATTGATGGTAAAATAGACCCTGTTACTACAACTGGAGGAGTTGCTAATTCTGAGAATGTAGTATTAAGAGTATCACCGAATGCTTTTTTTGAAAATACTTGCTTAGTTAAGGGGAAATTAGCCATTATCCATTAATTACTTTAAAATAATATTGATTATCAAATACTTGTACTGTTCCTGCTATGTCAGATTTAATTAAAATAGCATAATACCTTTCAGGTTCTAAACCATTCATATAAACATCAAAATAGCTTGAACTTGCATCTGCACTTAATTGAGTAAATAAAGTGTCAAATTCAACAACATATTCATTAGTATCTAAGTCTTTAATAGCATAATAAGATGCTGTAGGTAAATAATAATTGTTAGTATAAACGGATGAAGTTTGCCACAATGGTGGTATATATTCTGGTCTTGCATTTACTCTAAATCTATTATAACTTTGACTATAGAATGTTCCGGGATTATTAGCTAAGGTTATTGTAGCTGGAAGAGTATTAAGTATAGTTTGTGTGGATGAACCAGTATTAAAACTATAATCTCTCCAACTAATTTGTAAAGAAGGTGGGTAAATAGTATGGGTATCTCTAGAAAAATATTTTAATTCAGGTTGAACGTCTTTATTATTAATAAATTCAACTTCTTGTTTTAAAATAAATCCGTCTGTGGTGATAGATCCTGTGGATCGAGCTCTAATAATATTTGTAACATTTAAATTTAAATCTTTATTTTCATAAAATCCAAAGGTTACTGAGGCGCTTATAGGATAAGTATTTGAGTTAAACCAAGGTTGGGCAGAACCAGTAAACCAGTTACCACCTCCAGCAACCGCATAGGTTGTATTATAAGATGCTGTTACACAAGTTGAATAACTTGAAGTTTTCCATTGAGCTCCTCCAGAACCCGAAAAAGTTCTCCAAATCCAACTTGTTCCATTTGTTGAAATAGGATCATCTAAATATCTTCCAGTACCCATATCCCAAGCACCGGATATTGGGTAACACTCAACTGTAGTATTTGCTTGTAGACCTGTAGAGGTTGCAATAAAACATTGTAAGTTGGCTTTCCAATAATTATTATTTAAAAATTGAGATTGACTTACTGAACCTGATGTTACCTTTGCTTTATTATCTAAAACATCATCTATTTCATCTTCTGAAAAGTTAATTAAAAAACGACTAGTTTGAGGATTAGGAGTAGCATAAGCAAAAGAGGTTTCAGTTGCTTCTACAATTTCATCTAATCCCGTATTCATGTTAGGGAACAGGGAATACAAGGTAGCGTCTTTTGTTGGAAATAATTTATATACTGCCATTTTTTTATAATTATAAAGGTACTACTTTACCTTGAATATCAGAATTAGGATATTTTAATTCAAAAATCATTGGGTCAAGTGATGGATAAACTACATTATTTGCTGTTGCTCCTGGAATATCATAAGCATAATCTGAGTAACCATTAGCTGAGTTTGTTTTATTGATAATTTCGATTGATTTTACTGTTTGAACTCCTTGAATAGCATCTAAAGCTACATATAAAGTTCTTAATAAAATAGGTTGGTTAATTTGCCATTTATCTATATCAAATATACTTTGTAGTACTGTAATACATTTTAATAATACTTCATCAGAATTAGATCCAGGGAGTGTAATAATTTCAAAATTAACTCCAATATTAATAATATAAGCATCTCGGATTCCAATAGAATCATTAATCATTTTATATTGAGAAAGATATGTATTTAAATTTCTCTTTAAAGCATCGGAAGCAGTAACTAATTTTTTAGTATCATTATAAGATAACACATATAAATCTATAGTACTTATAGAACGTGAAGCGGCATTAGGTTTAGTAGCATATACTTTAGCTACTGTTCCATATTGGGAAGGTAAACTTAAAGATCTAACAACATAATCATCGAATGTTACGTTTCTTAACTGACTTTGAAAACTACCTAATGAATTTTGTCTTAATTCATTAATATCATCTCCATCAGAACCACCGGATGCTGCTTCTGGGTTTGTGACTAATAATGTTCCAAATATTTGATTAGCTAAATTTCCTGAATTACTTACTGTAGAATTTACAAAGGTAACATTTGAAGTATTTAAATTTTGGAGAGAATTAGCTTGAGCATTTGATTCAACACCACCACCAACTAAATAATTAACATTTAAGTTATTAGAAGGAGCAATTCCATATGTGTTAGTAAATATAAAGTTTGTAGGAGCAAAAGCTGTTGTTAATTTCATTTGTTCCGTAGGTAATCCTATACCAACATTATCAGGATTAGGGATAATTTCTTCAGTTGTATCCGTTGGCATTCCTGAGCCAAATTGGACTTGAAGATTAGTTTTATCTAAAAATCTTGTAGCATATCTATTTTGAACAGATTTAACTTTTAGTAAATTTGCAACATCTGGGTCTTGGGTATAATTAGGATCATTTGGATTTGAATTTTCAATAGACTCATAAATAGCATCTTGAGCTAAATAATCTACTTCATACCATTCATCCCCCGTTGTTGAATCTGTAATACCTAGAATACTTATGATATTAGTATCGGTAATTGTTCTTGAGTCAAAAGGAACAGGAGTTGAAAATGAAAATTGGGTACTTTTTATAGTAGCAGAAATAGCTTTGCGAATTTTTTTAATTAAAAAATAAGTAGGGACACTACCTGCTGTTTCATAAACAGTTACCTCAGTAGGATCTATTGAACTACTAAATGAAAAATTTACTTTATCAGTAATTAAAAACTGTAAAGAACCACTAAGATTGGAAGTAACAGTAGTATTTGCTGGAATTTGTAATGCGTATGAATAATCAGGAACTTTAACACTACCTGAAGTAATTGCAGGAAGTTGTTGGTATAGTTCTAATACTGCTGTTGCTGCATTTGTTGCTTTAGGTTTATAACCTAACATATATGCTAAATCATATAAATTTTGAGTTTGACGAGAATATTGGATAAATGTTTCTTGAAACTGGTTATCTGTATAAAATGATAAAACATCACCTACATAAGCAGCCATTTCCATAAACATCATACCGGGGGATGCTGGGGTAAAATCTGTGTAAGTATTAGGAAAATATGTTTTAGCATAATTTACAATACTATTTCTTAAAGACGTAAAGTCTCTATTAACATATTTTATATCTCTTTTAATTGCCATTTTATAATATTATATTAATTTCGTCTTGAATGCCAAAATTAGTTACTTGATATTTTACATTAATATTGATAGAATTTTCATCATTATTAACATTTACACTTATTTGTTGTACTCCAACAAATGGGAAGTATTGATTTAATTCATCCCCTATAAGCTTTTGTATAAAGCTTTCGGTTAAATTGGTTGAATTTTCAAACACTACTCTTTGTAAACCACTTCCAAAAAATGGGTTAAATACTCGTTCTCCTTGATCGGTAGAAAAGAAATTAATTAAATTGTTTTTAATAGCATTTCTTGTTAAATAATTTGATTTAAAAACAGCAGGGGCATTAAAAGGTAAATCAACACCTATTGCCCTTCTGTCTACTGAATCATTTGGAAATCTATTTTGAACAATTATTGCCATTTATTGTTTATTCATTAATCCCATAATCATATCTAATCCTACTTCACCAGCTGGTAAAGCACCATTAATAGTATCTACGGATTGGGGTTTAAATTCATTTGCATATTGTGAGGTTGCTGCTCCTCCATTTTGCATTTCACCTAAAATATTACCGAACATTGCTTGTCTTTCAACAGCATTCAATTTTTTAGGTTGTTCAATGTGTGGTTGTGCGTAAGTATCTCTTACGGTTTCGTTTACAACTGTTCTAGGAGCACGTACTGCTTCCAAGAGAATTTCTTTTAATTCTTCTTGAATAGCTTCCTTCATTGCTTCCTTAATAATTTTTTTAAATTCTGATGGTTTCATTGTTTATAAATATTAAAATTAATAAGCTTTTAAATTATCTCTGTCAATTATTAGTTTAAGTTCTGAGACTAGGGTTTGTGAATTAGAAGTAAATGATAATTCTGATTGGATTAAAGGTATTCCTTGAGAATTGTATCCAACTGCTTTTGTTCTATTTACTGTTGGGGTATAAGGAACCGTTTCTATTTTAATAATAAAACCTTTATAAGTACTTCTATCAAAATTATTATAATTATCAACTCCGTAATTAACATATTGTTTAGAAACCTCAGATAATTGTTCTATTTTGTTTTGATCATACGAAGGTAAACATTTTTGCAACTTTAAAGAAATGGCTTCAACAATAGAGGCTGCACTTTTTAAATTCAATGAAAACATTGCAATTGAAAGAGTAATTGCATTTACTCCACCAATTATTGGTGGGAGTTTAGCGGTTCCATCTTTTTTATATAATAACAAATTATTAAAATAATCTAAATCATCTAAAGCAGATACTACAACTCCAGGTATTACTGGTATTGTTTTTGCAGCTGTAGATATAACAGGAATAGCAGTTGAAAGTCCAGTAGATATTTGTTGAATTGTAGAAGCTATAGTAGATACTGTAGTTGCTGTTAGTGCTATTTTATTTGTTGTTTCAGCGGATGAGTTAATAAATTTAACTATATTATTTAAAGTTTCTAAAGTACTTTTAGTAACTGCTTCAGGAGGACATAAATCTACATTATTACCAATATACCCAGCAGCTAATGTTAGCAAATTAGGAATAACTAAAGCTGCTATTTTTTTAACTTGTGCATCAACAGGTGGTTTTAACTTACTAATACCACTTCCTTTTTGATCCTCAGGAGTATTATTTGTAACAGTTTCGGATTCGGTTTGTAAAGTATCTACTCGTGATTTTGCCTCTAAAGATGCATTTGCTCTTTGTTCAGCAGTTTTAGCTCGTGCTGCCTTAAGTTCTTCTTTTTTCTTTTTATTGGAATCCTTAAAAGGTAAAGCATAATCTCCACTACGAGATTTCTGGATATTGTTTGCTGTATTTAGATCGATAGCCATTATACTGTAAAATTATCTGTAGATTTAATATTTTCTAAATCTTTTTGCACTAAATCTAAAGTTTTATTAACACTAATAGAAATAGCATTTAAAGGAGCTAAAGGTACACCAGCAGGTGTTCCTACTAAAGTTTCACATGTTGTCATAAATACTTTAAGAGCTTCAATTAATTGATTTAATAAATCAACTGTTTGATTACCTAAAAGTAAAGGTTCATCAGCATTTTTATCTCCTAAATATAATTTATTGGTTTGAATCACCATAGTATCAGTATCAACATTAACACTTTCTTGAGCATTTAAATTTACTGATTTATTAGAACTTAAAAGGATATGATCTGTTGAACTATTAAATACTAATCGGCCTGAGGTTACTATTATTTGACTACCACTATATTGATTAGGAATAGTTGGGGGGTTATTCTGATAACTTGAATAATCGGATGATGCGGCCTCTAATGGAAGTTGTTGAGTACTTCCAAAATACATAGAACCTGAATCTTTATTGATTTCTTCTATTGTTGGAATCCAAGCGTCTGTATTTGTTGGGGCTTGGCCATTTCTTAAAATTAAAATAGGATCACCATTTTCACCTATATTAGACCATGGATTTTGATTTTTTACTGTTGAACCAAATCTAATGCTATGACCCCATCTACCTTCATAGATTATATCTCCTTCAAATGGTTTTAAATATTTAATATTACTTCTTTCAACAAAAGTATTTCCTAAATTAATATCGGGGGTTGGTGTATCTGAATTAATAGTAGCACCTGCTTGCACTCGTTGATAAGATGCATTTTTAGGGGAAGAATCTGTTTGTAAATACCATTCTGCAAGAGGATCCGGGAGAGCATTTTGGTGTAATGTATTCCAAAGATTTATTGGTTGAAAATAATAAAAATCTGTTTGATTCAAATCTACATCTCTGGGGTTTTGAGTTGATATAGAGGGTAAAGAAATTATATAAGTTATTTCGTTTAATAAAGGAACTTGTCTAATATTTGGAAATAAAGGTTTAGCAAAGTTAAAATATTCAATTAAATTATCTTCAAATACTTCATTAGTAGGAACAATTGGATTAGTAAAAGACTCAAATAATATACCTCCTAAAGTATCATATCCACCATATTTTTTAAACAGTTTAGGATAATCTATTTTTATTCCCTCAACATCTAAAAAGGTGAAACGTACCCTAACTGGTTTAATAGAAAAACCAGTTGAATCATTAAAATAATTCTGGTTTTGGGATTCATTAGCTGAAAGACCATAAACTAAAGCCATTATTTACCTCCTTTTAACTCATTCATTGCTGATAGTAATTGATCTTTTTCCTCATCAGAAATAGTTAATTGACCATCTGATGTTGTGGTTGCCATAGCTCGTTGTGCTAACGCAGCCATTTTAATTAAAATATCATCATTTTTAACACTTATATCCATGTATTCCTTAATTAAAGGAACAATTAAAGTAGCATCACCAATATCTGAAATAAGGGGTTTTAGCTCATTAATAAGAGCTGTTACTTGTTTATCTTTTTTCTGTTGGTTATTATAAATTTCCTCTAAAATATCGGAGAATTTTTTCTTACCAAAGACAACATTATCGAACTGTGACATAAATATACAATATTAGTTTATTATAAATATTAAAACTAAAAATTTGTATATCCGTTCTCTAAATAAAATATATAATTTTCTTTGAAGATACTATATAACTGGTTAGCTATTTTAGTAATTTTAGGGGTCTTTACATCAACTTGTTCACGGATATAAATGTAAAGTGCTTTTTTATTAAAAATATCTAAATTTTCCCGTTTACGAAATAATTCTAAAATTGCATCCGCTATTTGAGCATCGTATTCTTTAGGAAATAATTCATAAATTTTTTGACTACAATATTCAGTGTATATATCTATAAAATTAGATAAACGTTCATCATAAGAACTTTCATCAATACGATAGGAATGTCTTTCATCTTCTTCTAAAATTTCAATTGGAGCAGTATCAACACGTTTTTTATAATTTTTTTGATTTGAAAGAATTAAATAACGTTTAGCAATTGTTCCAAAATAAGAATATGCTTTGGCTCCTTTTTCTGGGTTGAATAAATGGATTTTAGATAATAAAAATGTAATTACCTCGTGTTGTAAATCCTCAATATTATCTACCTCAGTATAATAAAACTTAAAAGTATGAATAATGTTTTCAGTAAGTTTAAAAAAAGCATAATGGATGCGTTCTCTATAGATATTACTTCTTACCTCAGAATCAGGTGTATTGTTATATAAAACAATAGCATTTTCTGTATCTTGGGTAAAGTATTGGACACCCTTTTTCTTCTTTTTTACTACTACTTCTTCCATTATTTAATATTTTTAATAATAAAAGAATTTAATGCTATTTGAATTGTTTTAATTTGTTCAAAGAAAAATCCTACTTCATCATCCGATTTAAAACTACCATTTGCATCTACTTCCATCATTTTCTTTTCTGATAATTCAATGGTATCTGAGATTTTATTTAGGTAAGTCATATAACCTGAAAGGATATCTTCTTGTTTTTCGTTTTTCTTAAGAAGATTAAAGGTCGTGAATCCTAGAGTCACGACCAATATTGAAAGAATAATAATTGTTAAAATCATAAGTTGTCTAATAAGTTTTTAAGACCCACATTTTTTAATGAACCCAATGCTTTTGTTTGAGCTCCTGTTTTAGAGGGGTATTTTTTATTTGACTCCAATATAAATTTTTTCTTTGGCTCATCCACGCTACCGTTTAATTTAGGTAACCACTCACGTTCAAATTCAATACGTGCAGCCATTAAATCGGCCTGGTGGACAATATATGGAAGAGCTGTTCTAGGTTTTTGTTCGGTTAAATAACCCATCAAATACTTCTTATTAGCATCATCATATAAACCATCATGGGTTTGGATTGCTACCATTTCATTAAAGGTATATTTAACATCATGTGCCTGGAGTAGGTATAAACCACGATCGGGGACAGAAGCAAATGGAACCTTAGTATTAAACATATAGTCTTCACCTAGTTTTTCTCGTCTCCAATTATCAGTTTGAGGAACATATGAATCTTCCTCTTCAGAACCCATTTTACCCAGGTCATGATTTAATACCGAAAATACTAATTCCTCTTTAGTAAATGTATCTAAATCAGCTCCCATATCACCCCATAATTTATGGAGATGAAGAGCACAAGTTACAACACGATTAACATGTTCTATATACCCTCCAGGAAACGCATTGTGATATTCTTTTTTATGAGCCGCAGGCATTAATACAATACGATCCTCATATGTTTCGTAAAATTCTTTTAATTTAGTTTTACGTGGTTCGGAAATATGGTCATCAATAAAACCCATAAAATCCAACCAATTCTGTTGAATTTGTTCTGCTGTAAATTGCATATCTTAAAATGGATTAATTTCCCCAGGACTTAAGGGTTCTTGTTGGACAAATGCTTTAGCATCGTCAATTGATTCTCTAAGGGTAACTAATATCTCTTCAGCTTGTTCTCTAGAACCACCTCGATTTAACATCATGTGGAGTTTACCCACTTCACCCTCGGCTTTTTCTAACCGTCTCATTATAATCTCTCTATTTTTCATAACATTCTTTATTTTTCTTTTTTCCTCGTATCTCAAATATAATGATATAAATTTGGGCCTCCAAGCTTAGGTTAAAGACTTCTCAACAATATCTTGAATTTTCTTTAAATGCGCACATTTTTCATATTCTTCAATTTCCTGGAAATAGGAAATAGTAAATTTTAGATAGGTAAGAAGCAAATTATCTGTGTACTGAATTATTGAATCTTGATGTTTAGTATCGGTAATATCGATTTTACTTATCCAAAACCAAGCTCTATTATACACTATAAATTCTCCAGCATCTTCAACATCATATAAATCTAATTCCTGATCCATTTTGGAAAAGAAATTTATCATAGAACGATTATAAACTTTATGATTTTGGATGAGTTTTTTAAACATACCTACCCAAAATAAAGGATGTTCCTTAAAATCAATAGCAGCTTCTACTACTTGAGATTTTTCAGGAAGTGAATTGAAGTCCTCCCCATTGAATAATCTAAATATTTTATTTACATCCACACGCATAAATATTGTATATAACGTTTATATAGCGCATATATTAAACGATCAATTTGAAATCACGGAATAATGCGCTAATTTGTTGATTATAAATATATACAACTAGAGTGATTTTAACATCTCAATCATTTTTGGATGAGGATATATATCTACTTTATCAGGTCTAACTGAACAATGTGTAAATACTCCTGCTTCCCCCTTATATGCTCGAGGAGTTAAATCAAAAATATCTTGATTATATGTTAAAGGAATATTATATAATTCACCCCAATATAATAATAATTGTTTTGTAGATTCTATTTGAGCATCAGTATAGTTATGATAATATTTGTAACCTCTAAATGGAGTACTTAATTCACAAACTTCATCTTTAGATACTTCTCGTTTTACATAGTTATAAAACTTATCATCTTTTAAAGTTAATTGACCCCAATTACAAATTTCAACACCAATAGAATGTTTATCTAATTCTTTATAAGGTAATTTAATTGCTTGGAAAAACTTAGTTTTAACACCTAAATGATAAGCCCAAAACTTAGATGAATAACCTTGTACTATTTCACCATCAATTGTGTTTTTTCCTTTACCGGAAATTGATACACAAGTTCCTATTCTTCCTGGATCACTCTGCCAACCAAAGAAAACATTCTTAGCATCAGCATTACCTGCCGTGTGATGTAAGTAAATTTGTTTTTTAGGAAATTGATCTTGATAATATTGTTCTAAAGGAAAAGTAACCTGGGTGGTTTTTGGTGCTTGTATCATTATACTTCGGGATTTGTTGGTGGTTTGGGAGCAAATTTTTCCAATACAGTACCAAATACAGTAGCTATAGTTAAATATTCTACAGCAGACACGGCTACTGATTTATGAGCTTCTCCACACGTAAATAAAAATACTATTAAGGAAATAAAACCAAGGGTACCAAGCACACGTTTATGCGAGGTACCTTGTTCATTGGAAAACATTGTTTTGAAGAAATCTTTCATTGTTTTTTACTTACTATAGACCAAACAACACCAGCTAATGTTATAATAGCTCCTGAAGCTTCACCTAAAAGTGATACATCTATAATACCTTGTGTAAGTAAAATCCCACCTAAGAAAGTTAAGGTGTGTCTAAGAATTCCTAAAAATTGTTCTTTAGTTACATTTTTCATAATAATTAATTTTATTATACATATGAAAAAGTTCTAAACAGATTTTGTACTCGGTAGGGGAGTCGAACCCCTCTTACCAGGATGAAAACCTGAGGTCCTAACCGATAGACGAACCGAGCATTAAAATCAAAAGAGAGGAAATTAAAGTTTCGCTAAAGAGTCTTGAGATTTGAGTTTTACCTATTTGAAGTTTCAAATTTAAGTCTTAAGGCGCAAGATCAACATCTAAATCCTAGCATCATGTTTCTGTAAGGGGAAGGTTATTCCCGATAAGTCCTAAAAAATCCGAAGATATTTTTAGGTGCTACTAATTTAACTTCACTCTCGGTTTGATTATATCTTTGTGATAGCGTTAAACGCTTCAATTTCTTCTTGGAGTTGTTCTAACTCTTCTTCATAATTTTTAATTAGAAGATCTTTTTGGAGTAAATTTACATATGATGCATACATAACATATTCCTCATTACCCGAATAGCGGTTACGAACTTTTCCTTCTTTAGTATCAACTCCACGCAAACGAGTAATTAAGTTTTTTACCTCCCCTAATCGAAAAATCTTCTCAGCAATCGGTCCATTTGCTTTATGGATTTTCCCTTTTAAACTAACCAATTCATTAGTTGTTTTTAACCATCCTTCAAACATATCTTGTGGATTGTAAGATGGGGTTGTTCCAACCTCGGAAGAGTTATAATTGGAAAAACGAGAAAAAAATTCATCGGATTGCTTTACAAGTTTCTTCTTGTGTTTAAGTGCTTTTGTCAAATTCATAACGTTAATATAATAATTTTATTTTAATAAACCAAACTAAATTTTAGTTACCTCCCAAGGATTTGAACCTCGATTCACTGGACCAAAACCAGTTGTCCTGCCATTAGACGAGGAGGTAATTTTGCTAGGTCACCACTGCCACCTAGCATGGGGAGATTTAACGTGATTTTTTTCTTGCACTAGAAGAACAGGCCTCCCTTGTTCACGAACCTGAATTGGTATTAAGGTGCGGAAGATGTAGGATTCGAACCTACGGTACCTTGCAGTACAACAGTTTTCAAGACTGCCGCGATCGACCACTCTGCCAATCTTCCAATAGTTGCGAACCTAGGACTCGAACCTAGAACTCTGGGTTATGAGCCCAATATGTTACCATTACACCAACTCGCCATTTGAGCCACCTGACGGACTTGAACCGCCGACCATCTGATTACAAATCAGAAGCTCTACCAACTGAGCTAAGGGGGCACTTTTTGATTACTTGGTTGAATCAGCGCAAACTGAATCTTTACAAGTAGTAGAATCAGACACGGTAGTGTCTTGAGTCAAGGTATCTTGACTAACGGTTTTAGTTTCACTTGAGCAAGATGCTAAAGTAACTAATGCAGCGATGAATAATACTTTTTTCATTTGATATAAATATATAATTTTTAATTTTTATTTTTTCCTCTATAAGTATCTGTTTGAGCGTGACAGTTAGGACATATTATTTCTAAATTAGAAATATGATGATTATGTCTATTACCATCAATATGGTTTAATTCTAAAGATATAGGTAATCTATTCCATTCTGTTAAACCACATTTCTCACATTTATATTCTTTTAATCCATCTTTTAGTATTCTTTTTTTTACCATTCCTGTAGGATATTGTGGATATAAATTATTATATATAATATCATCTAAAGAAATAGTTCTTTGAGATTTAACACCTTTTTGAAATGGAGATGATTGTTTAATCCAAATTTTTCCTTTATTTGGATCATAACATTCATATTTTAAAGCATATTTTTTAAATGTACCAAAATGTAACCCTAATTCTGCACATGCTTGAGCCATAGAGTTACTTTTTTGAGTTATTTCAATGAACGTTGTTTTAGGAATATTAGAAGGTTTAATACCTAATTTTTTCCAACTATTTGTTTTCATATTTATAAATATGGTAGAATCGATAAAAATTAAAATTATCGTATCTATTAGTACCTTAGGTGGGACTTGAACCCACAAGAGCTAAGCTCAACGGTGTTTAAGACCGTCTTGTTTACCAATTTCAACACCAAGGCATTTTTTATAAATCCCATTCATTAGCTCCAACCTGAAGGCATTCAAGTAATGAAGCATCTTTAAATTGTTCCTTATGTTTAAAAGCAGCCCAAATTACCTCTAATTGAAGTCCATAAGAACCAGAACGTGATAAAATTTCATCACACTCTATATTAATAAGAGCTTCATCCATTGCTTTGAATTCTAATTGAAATTCATCTTGTGAAATAAAATCTTCCATAACGTAAATATAATATATAAATTTTGTATTTCCTAATTAATTTAATGAAAACGATAACGCATTTTGAATTTCTTCTAAAAGATCATCATTATAATCTTCAAGCATATCTTCTAATGCTTGTTGATAACCTTTCATATACGTAATTTCAATTTCATCGTAATCACGTGTAGGCATTAGCAATTCAAGACGGTTGTCTTCAAGAGCATCTAAAAGAGTTTGTTTGAAATTATTCATAGTTTTTAATTTTATCATAATTAAATTCCTTGTTCCATTCTTAATTGACGCTCATCGTGTTCACGTTCTGAGTAAACATTGGTATTTAACCAACGTCCATTACCAACATTGTGTAAATAACTCCAAGCTTCCTTAGCATCCCATTGAACACAAAACTCATATTCTTCTTGAGTTAAAATCTCTTTGGTGTTGATTAGCTCCTGATACTTATTGTACTCTTGCTCTTCTTGATAAATGAATTCGTTATACATAACCTTTATTTTTAAATCTTATACGGTAAATATACGAAGGGGCTTTCGCCCCTCCAAATATTTCATATGACGTTTTTATGCATAAGCTAACTCTCTACCTGCTAAATCAAACAATTGTTGATTTAACCAAATATCAGCTTTCTTATCTTTAACATCATGAGTTAAGTTTTCTTGAATACGATTAAATACCGTCCACACGTCGTTATCTGCGTCTTCTACGCGATTTACGCGCAGTAAATCGATTGGATTGAAGTTTTCATCGCTCTCGTCGAAACGCAATTTCGCTGCGTTATATGCGAGATTTCGCATTTGTTCAACAGTCATATTTTGTTGTTTCCATGTGTTAAGCTCAGCAATAAGGTTTTGAGCTTTATCATTCATGCTATGAACAAAACGATCCAAATCTCTATAGTTAATTTCTGTATGATTAATGTTTTCATTTTCAGCATGTTCATCAAACCTAATTGCTCCGTTAGAACATACCATTCGATATGCTCCTAAACCCATTTGGAGTGGTTCTTTACCTGAACAACTATTTGCAATAGTAATTGAAGAATATGCTTCATCTTTCCCTTGCTTATTTTTAACAGCAAAATCAGGATGCGTCATTTGAATGTAGTTGTTTGTAATTTTACGACTTTTTTTATTACGTTGCTCATCAACACCATTAATCATCCATCCTTCTTTTTGTAGTTTTTGTACTACATCAATAGTAGGAATATAAAATTCTTTTTGTTTGATACGTTGTACATTTTTAATGTAGTTAGGATCAAGCGTATTAGCAAAAGCAATAGCTTTATCTAAATTATTGTTTACGGGAATAAATTTGTATTGCATATTTTATTTATATATTGGTTTAACGTTTCCATTTTTATCGATTGTATACGATGTTGGTTGTTTTAAATTGTTAGCTTTATTATAGCTACCTTTTTTTGTTGATTTTCCTCCTGAACAGCTCATAACTTTTATTTTTATAGTGTGAATATACGAAATTTATTTTACTTTTCCAAATTTATTTTTGATAAAGATTAATAAACATAGTCATATATTTTTCTTCCTCTAAAATATTATCAAAAAATTTATTTTGAGGAGTTCTTATATCAACCATATTATTTAATACTTTAAACATAGCTTTTTTATTCCCTTCAATATAAAGATCAAACATTCCCTCCCCTACTTCTAACAAAGTATTTGATTTAGAATTTGATTGGTGAATACCTTGAGCTTTTACATCAACATAACCAAAAACTTTTTCCATTAACATTTTCCAAGCAATTCCATGAGGAGCAGGATCATTATTCTGTGGTAATGATTTAAAATAATGATGATCATAAGCATGACAAAGTTCATGACAAATAGTATCTTTCTCCAACTCAGTATCTAATATAAAAGAGGATAAATTTATTAAATAATGACCTGGTGCTATATAACGACAATGGCCAAATTTAGATTTTGCTTTTTCAGATACCTTATATGTAATTTTTAATTTAGGAAGTTCTAAATTATTTGATATTTTTTGATTCATTTGTTCTAATAATAGACTCATATATTATAGATTTAATTGATTACTAATTAATCTTGTTTTTCTAACTCGTAAGCGTAATGTACACCTCCGTTGAATATTGAAAAGAATACTTTGAAATCTTTATCGCAATCTCTGTTTTTGCTAAAAAACAATGAACGCTCTAAACCATCTTTTGAACGCTCTACATTACAAAACGCATCAACCATATGTTTCAAACGATTTGAACCAGCAAAATCTCCTGCTTTAGTCATTTGTTGAATGTTGATAAATGTAGTGTAGTAATTTTTAGAGTTACCTCCTTTTTTATGCTTATCTTGTAAATTCAAAAACCAAAACTCAGCAGCGCTTTCAGTTGTACGGTAAGCATCTTTATACATTTCAAGTACTTCAGCAATTGAATCGATAGCAATTACATCATAACCTTCGTTAAAAACATGCTCTAACGTTTCTTGAACATTTTCCGAATAATTTTTTAGGAACAATGTTTGAACGCAATTAAAATTAGGCATACGTTTGCAATACTTGTAATGAGCAATCTCATCCATTTCTCCACTAACAAACAACACTTTTAAACCTTGTTGAGTTAATTTAGATAATACATCAAGTACAATTGTAGATTTACCTGAACCAGGCCCTCCTGCTAACATCATGTTAGTACCAGGCATTAAACCTCCTTCAGTTGAGAATATAACATCAAGCTCAGTACCTGTAGTCATAGGTTTAAATAACTCATCACTAAAACTTAATTCGCTACCACGAAATAATTTTACTGAACTTGAATCGAATTCAACTACTAATTTTTGTTTTGTTGGACGACCTCTTTTTACTGTGTTTTGCATAACCTTAATTTTTATTTGTTTTTATTTTATCTTACCTCATGAATATACGAACGGGATCTCGCTTCTCCAAATCTCTTTGCAGAAATTTTTACTTCATTCTTAACTTAATATATAAGTCATATAACTCATCCTTACTCATTTTCAATATATCTTCATCTTTAATGTCGCATTGAAACATTTTAATAAGTGATATCATTCCTGATGTGCTACCTACTTTAATTGGTGTTGTAACTGTTTTCATAACCTTTATTTTCAAATCTTATACGGTAAATATATGAAGAATCTCTCGCTCCTCCAAATATCTTCGTCATCCGGAATGATTCCAAATAATCAACGTAATAAATTCACGCTAAAGTCAGCGCGCAAACCTTTTATTACCACACCACATACAAATATCCGTATATACGATGATAAAAGTGCCCCACTTGCGTGAGGCACCAATCAAATCTCATTCAATTAAGCAGCAACAGGTATAAACTCTAAAGCCAAATCATACAAACGCTCGTTAACAACAAGATCTTGTTTGAAATTCTTGATTTTACGTGCTTTACGAGTTTTAGTACCGTACTTGTAATTGAACATACCGTGAATCAGTTTTTCTTGAACCACGTTATATACGCTCCATAAGTCATTTCCACGGTCCTCTCTACGAGTTGGTGTTAATAGGTCTTGGAGGTCAATCTGGATATTGTCGATCTCGTCTTCGTTGAAACGAGTGGCAATGGCTTTCTTAGCAAAGTCGAGGGCCTGTTCTTGGCTCAGTTCTACTTGGCGGAATTTGTTTAATGACTCAACTGTCAAAGGTAATTTTTCAACTATGGATTTAATTGTGTCTTGTAATTCTTCGAATGAATAACCGTAATGGCGGATTTTCATGTGTTCAAACTCGCGTGAGGAAATAACCAAACCATTTTCACAAACCATTCGGAACAATCCGGCTGTGAAGGTAAAAGCATTTTTACCATCATGGGAATTGGTTAATAGGATTTGTGGGAAAACGTCATCACCATCCTCTGCGGTGATCTGGATATCATTGTTACGGAAAACAACTAAGTGTTTTTGGTAACCAATTGTGTCGCTTTTACGAGCACGTACTTGTTTAGCATCAACTACTCCCCAACCTAACAACTCCATATCATCAATGATCTTTTCGGTTGAAATGTGAGCGTATTTTTCACTGGTGGTCGGAGCACCTTGTGTTGTGAAAATTGAACTAGCTAGTTGGCGAATTTCGCTTTTTGTTTTGAATTCTGTGTTGTTTAAATTTAGCATAACCTTGATTTTTGTTTTTTAGTTAATTATTTATCTTTTTATCTATGTCGTCAATATACGAACAGTATCCTGGGGAGCCAAATTTACTGTGCAATGTCTTCATCTTCTTCTTCATCTGGGATTGTTCCATTTGATTTCAATTCAAGGAATAATAACAAAGCGGCTTCTTCCATTTCGGGAGTAATACCTTCTTCCTCGTGACCTAAGTCCATCAATTCTTCCTCAATCTTAAACATATCTTGTTCGATGGAGGATTTCCAAAAATTCTCATTGATAACATACATTTCTCCGTACATTACGGCTGCCATTTCTACTAATACTGATCTTTGCTCTAATAATTCTTCTATTCTTGTCATGTAAAAATTCATTTTTATTTATAACCTTTATCTTTTTATCTATGTCGTCAATATACGAAAAGGGCCTGGCACAGCCAACCCTTTATTTATTTTTCTTCAAAGTATTTTTAAAGTAGCAACCTTAACAATATAGCGATACTTATCATTTTGAATAGAACACGTGTGATCTCCTTCTTTATACCAAACCAACGTCCATTCTCCTGGATGTGTAGTGCAAGTTACTTTATCTCCTACTTTCATATTTTTATTTCATTTCAAAACCATACCATACTGAACGATATATTCCTTCGTAACGCTCACTATGGTTTCCAAATAACACTCCATTCACTATTGCAACAGCATGTCCTTGAACGATCAATACAAAACTACCAACTGGGTTATTTTCCATAAATGATTTTAATGTATATCCGGTTGGTTTTTTATACTGCTTATTTGCTAATATCTTTTTTGTTCCACCAATACTATCACTCATAAATGCTCTGCTTGGATGTGTACCAATAAAAGTAATTTTTTTACCATTTTTGGTTGTGTTAACAATATTCTTAGCATATGCTGATGTGTAAGTACCTTTTAAATCAATACGCTTCATTTTATCCTTAATGTAAGCATGTGCTTGATCATAAGAAATATTTAAAGCAATCATAAATGCCTTAACAACACAATCGTTGGTTTCTTTTTTAGCTAATTCACTACTAGCTTGGGCGATGTTGTTGTACTCAACGAAATATTCTTGTTTGAACATTTCAACCTCTTTACCCCAATTTCCTCTTTTTGCTCTCTCTGTAATCATCATAACCTTAATTTCTTATACGTAAATATACGGACGGGATCTCGCTCCTCCAAATGTTTCATATGACGTTTTATATATCCGTATATCCCT